CTGCCTCAATACGCTCACGGACTAGCGCTTTCAGAGTCATGGGCTCAACCTTCATCTTTTGTGTCGGTTGAAACCCTTGACCCTTCGCAAGTTCAGCATAGTCTGCTGCCTTGTTATCCTCGTTACGACCAAATGATACCAAGATCTCGTTCTTAATAATATCACCTAATCCATTGTTACGAAGCCAGTTAAACGCCGTCTCTTTATTTGCTTCTGTAATAGTAGCACGATACGTCGTTGAAACTTTAAGATGTGATCCATCTTGTAGTTTTAATTCTGCTAAACCCATCTCGGACATCATGGTAGGTATAACCTCACCTGATATACGTTGGTATTCTTTTTTTAAATCTTTTATATTGTTCTCACTTGTTTCTATTCTTTTGTGCAACCCCTCTAACATCTCTACTTGATCTGCAAGAGACTGAATGTTTTCAGTTTTCTTCATTGCATCTTGTTGGTCTTGTTCAAAGTTAATCATCTATTTCTCCTTTCTCGTATAGATTAATTTCAATAGGATAATATTTTCTTTCTTGTTTATCCCACTTCAATACATTGTATTTGCCGTTTGTAATATCAGATACAATAGAACATGCAACACCTATGATTGCAGGATCTCCTGTTAATAATAAATAATCTTCTGGTGTATAATTTTTCAAACCTTTTCTTAATTTAAAAATTAATGGACCAGGAGAAAAAATCATTTGAGAAAATTCTGGTAATAAAAAATTAAATTTACCTGAAGTAGAATAAGCTGCTGCACCCATAATATTTATTTTAGGGCTACCTGCTTGGCTACCTGGTATTTCTTGTATTACGTAAACTTTTCTTTCTGACATTGACAAACTATATAAACATGTTTATATGAATGTCAACTAGAAAGAAGAAAAAAAATTATGAATTATAAATTTAAAACTAAACCCTATGCACATCAATTAACTGCATTGGAAAAATCGTGGAACAAAGAAAACTTTGCATACTTTATGGAAATGGGTACAGGCAAAACAAAAGTATTAATAGATAATGTTGCTATGTTATATGACAAAGGCAAGATTGATAGTGCATTAATTATTGCACCTAAAGGTGTTGTTAAAACTTGGTACGAACAAGAACTTCCTACACACTTACCAGACCATATAGAGAATGTGTCTGTATTGTGGCAACCAAACATTACAAAAACACAACAAGAAAAATTAGATTCTTTGTTTGAAATAGATAGTGCATTACATATTTTAGTTATGAATGTTGAAGCATTGAGTACAGAAAAAGGTGTTAAGTTTGCAACTAAATTTATTAACTCACATAAAACTTTAATGGCGATCGATGAGTCTACTACAATTAAAACTCCTACAGCTAGACGTACTAAAAATATTATTAAAATTGGTTTAAATGCTAAGTATAAAAGAATCATGACCGGTTCTCCTATTACAAAGAATCCACTGGACTTATATACTCAATGTGAGTTCCTTGATCCGTGGTTATTGGACTTTAGTTCTTACTACGCGTTTCGCAATCGTTATGCTGAAATGAAAACGATGCACATACACGGACGTTCTATTCAAGTAGTAGATAAATTTCAAAATCTAGGAGAGTTATCTGATACAGTAAAACAATTTTCTTACAGAGTATTAAAAGAAGATTGTTTAGACTTACCTCCTAAGGTATTTATCAAACGTCATGTAACACTTACAGCTGATCAACAAAGAATCTATAAGCAAATGAAAGATCAAGCTCTTGCTGTACTCAACGGTAAAGTTACAACTACCATGACAGTTTTAACACAGCTTATGCGGCTACATCAAATTACATGTGGTTATGTAGCAGCTGATGATGGAACTACACAACATGTTGAAAGTAATAGACTCAATGAATTAATGTCTATTTTAGAAGATACAGAAGGCAAAGTTATTATATGGGCTAACTATCAATTAAGTGTAAGTGATATAATGAAAGCGTTAACTAAAAAGTATGGTGCTAATTCTTTTGTTCACTATTATGGTTTGACACCACAAGAAGATAGACAAGATAATATTCGTAAGTTTCAAAATGATCCTAAGTGTAGATTTATTATAGGTACGCCTCAAACAGGTGGTTATGGTATTACACTTACTCAAGCAAATACTGTCATCTATTATTCTAATGGTTATGATCTAGAAAAGAGATTGCAATCAGAAGATAGAGCACACAGAATAGGACAGAAGAAAACAGTCACCTATATTGATTTGATTACTGAAGATACTATTGATGAAAAGATAGTAGAAGCTCTACGTAAAAAAATTGATATTGCTAGTCAAGTTATGGGTGAAGAATTAAAAGATTGGATCTAAACTAAATCTTTTGCTTTACCTATTATAGGTTTGTATTTTACTTTTTTATCTTCTCTATAAGCATGCATGAACTGTCTTCTTGGTTGATACGGTATATAACTTGCATGTATCCATCCGCTGTTAGGTTCACCTGGAGTGTAGAATTCTAAAATCAGCTGATCTGTTTCACAGTTCATATGGACCCAATCAGCTACCTCAGCGTTATCAACTCCTATACATTCGAAATCAACCGCCTCAGCTTTTGCATGTTGCGATTTTTCTGAACTACCAATGGCCTGGCAAAGCTCAATTGTACGGAACCCTGAAGTCACTTTAACTCTTCCGAAATGATCTCGCACGGGCTGTAAAACATTTTCACATAATGCTTTTAGTTTTTCTACTTGATCACCATTAGGATTATTATCTATATTTAATCGGATAGCTGTATCTGATTTGATTAACTCTTGAAGAGTAAAATTTTGTGAAAGGTTCATTTTTATATATTATTAATTAGTAATGCAATTATAACTGCACCAGCTGCACCCAATATCATTTTTTCTAATCTAAGTATTCTTTCTTTTATTTCTCTAATTTCTGTAAAAGTTTGTTTTTGCATAATCTTACACAGCTTTTCATGAGAATCAATTCTCTCTACTGCAGATTTTCTAGCCATTATATTGTAACCCCCGCTACAATAGAAACCCGATAGGACTTGCCTATCATACCGCCCAAACTTTTAAATCTGTTAATCATTATGTAATCCTTTTCCCAGCAATAATTTGCTCTTCGGGTGATAATAATGCTTCTTGTGTACGTGTCAAGTTAGTATTTGGATTCTTTAATGCCGCTGTTTTAACAACGGGCATTGGTGTGTTTGGTAGTGGTGGTGCTTGCACTGTTAGTGGATTGACGTATTTATCAAATAATTTTTTACCTACTTCAGGTATAAATTTTAATCCTTTTTTAATTAAACCTTCATCTTTTATAGGATTACCTTCTTCATCTAAAATCATGTTTCCTTTTTTATCTAACTTATAATCAAATTTTTCAGGATCATATTCATTACCTCTTTCAAAAAACCTTTTATCAAAATAAGAATCTTTTAATGTATCTAATTCATCTATTGGAAATACATAATCTTCATTTAATCTAAATTTGTATTTTATATTTTCTTTGTTTTCTTTTCTAAGTTGTGAATCAATAGTATCTACTTTTGTTTGAAATCTTGCTTTTGAATAATTAGTTGGTGTAAATACACCATCTAATAAATTACCTCTCAACCTTGAACTAACTCCAGATTTTTTTAAAATATTATCTATATCGTCTTCACTTAAATCTAAAAGTTTTAAATCTTGAATTCTTATAAACATATCTTTTTGTATTCTAAATGCTTCGTCTTGCATTTTTTTAAATGTTTTAACTTGAGTCATTGGTGTGTTCTCACCATAATTATTTACATTGTAAAAATTTTCATTTTCATCGACAGCTCTTAACATCCTGTTCATGTCTGATGCAAAATATCTTAAATCTTTTTTGGTATCTATTCTAATAATTCTAGTACCTGCTAATAATGCTAATAGCTCATCTTTTAAATTTAAAGGTTTACCACCCTTTGTTAAATCTTTTCCTATAGCTCCTTCAATTTTTTCTGCACTAGTAAATACACCTGGTTTTACCCCATCTAATATATAAGCAAAGGATTTTGCAAACTTATCTCCTATACTATCTGATGCAGCAAAAACTGTACCTCCCTGATCTTTTTTACCATTTCTTACAGTAACATCTAAAACTCTATCATAACCTAAAGGCTCAGTTATAAATGGAGATAAGAATGTCATTACAGGTCCATCTTCTGCAAACATTACACTCATTACATAATCATCTGTTTCTTGTGGATTTAATTTTTGTTTATTGGCTTGGTTAATTGCAGATTCAAACGGTGCCCATAAACTATCATATGGTGAAAAATATGAAAAATTAATTGCTGCCGACTCACCATCCTTCCAACCTGTAACAGGGAGTAAGTTTGAGTTTCTATCCCATGGTGCTGCTGAAGAACGTTTGTAAGCATCCCATTGAGAATCTGTCGAGTTAGTTAAGAACTGTGCAAGTTCCACTAGTCCTGTTCCTGTTGCATAACTCGTCATAAATGCACCAGTTAATCTTCTAAGACCCATTTGTCTTATTGCTGGATTACTACTAGATGTTTCTTTTAAACCTATAGATGCAATGTTTGCACCTGTTCTAAGTATTTCTGCAGGGAAAGATATGAAAGCACCTAAAGGTAGCTTTCGTAATTCTTGTATTGCAGGTGGTACTTTAGAATAAGTTGGGTAAGTATTTCTAATTAAGTATGCTGAAATATCATCGACGTGGTCATCAAAAGTTTTAATTACACCTGTTAAAGGATTAGTTTCTAAAAACTCTTCTCCCATTTCTCTGTACCAGTTTTTAACATCATCCATATTTTTAAGAGCACTATTTATTTGTGATCTTGAGTACTCATAACCAAAGTGTTTCCACAAGTTATCACCACCTGCATATAGTCTTGCAACTTTATCAGTAGGTGCCATTTTAATTAGTTTATCAAACAATTGATCCGATGTTCTTACTTCTTGATTTTTAATTTGATTCATGATTGCTTTTAACTCAGACGCTACAACGTTCTCATCCCAAACACCCAAACGAACTAATTTTTCTACATAATTATTAAAAGAAACTTCATCTATATTTTTTTGACCTGCTCTAAATATATCATCTAATACAATTTTCATTGCATTAGTAACACTTGCTTGTCCTCCAATGTGACCATTCATCAATGCAAAGAATGCAGCTGATGATACATTTCTAACTTGTGTTTGTGGTGAGTACAAAGTTTTACCAACTTGAACCAATACTTTCCCTTGCATAATTTCTCTATAGATAGGAACATTAATTAAGTTATCTAATACTCCACCAATACCTTGAAACATTTGTACGTAATCTGGATCGGCATAATATTTCAATAAATCAGATTTCATGTGTGGTCCAAGTCTAGGCATTTTAGAAATAAGTTGTGGTGTCAATACACCTTTGTTAATTGCTTCTTCAGCAGATCTAAACAACCAACCGTTTTTTAAACCAGACTCTGCAATAAAATCAGCTGCTTTTTTATTTGCCATAGCAGATATCATTTCAGCTGTTGTACCACCCACAGATGCTTTTAAATTTTTTTCAGGACCTAGTAAATTTTTAATTGCATTAGGTAATTCTTCTCCTGTTTTTAAAAACTTGTAATCTTTGAATCTAATTAATTTTGCAATTTCTTTTAATGATTGCAAAGGACTTCTACCTTCTGCTTTCCCGGCTCTAAGAACAGCTTCAACCATCATCTGTGCAGATTCTTTATAAGCTTGATCTAAATCAAGTTTTGGAAAATCAGCTTTAGCTCTTATTTTTAAATCTTTGTTTCTTCCAACTACATTTTTAGCAACCCAGTCTACTGCTGTGTTATATATCTTTTCATCAGGTGCGTAGTTTGGATTAGTAAATGTTGAAAAAGATCTCAACATGTAGTCTTTAATTCTATTTATTTCTATACCCTCTAAATTTTTTGTAATAGCATCACCATCTTTACCTTTTGGTAAAGCTTTCTTAAACTCTTTCATTGTGTTTTTTATTTCAAGTTTTAAATCATCAGCTAAATCTACTAACTCTTTTGGAAGATCATCTCTTTTAAGTTGTCCTCTTAAAAATTCTTCTATTTGATCAAGATAATGTTTTTGTAATGCGGGAGAAGTAGTTGCACTGTTATAGTTATTTTCAAATTTTTTAGCTAACTCGTAAGATCTTTTTTCAATACCTTCCATAGTTCTATCTAATTTTCTTGCTCTACCTTTTATAAAAAGCATAGCTTTTTCTGATATACCTTCAATATCTTTAGGTGCTTTACCAAAAGATCTAAAATAAGATAAAATATTATCTAAACGTTTGATAACTCTTTTTTCTCTAGCTGGATTTGTTACAGAATATAATCTCCAGTCTTCAAACTTTGGTAGTTGCCTAACTATTTTACCTGAGAATGTTGAAACGATTGCAGGAGCTATAGCTTTTGTTAATACAAAGTCAGTTGCATTTCTAATTGTTTTTGCAGTACCTGCTACAATAGGTTTGACTGCTTCTCTTGATCCAAGATAACTTATAGGTCTGAATACTGCAGTGTTAATACCTTTAGCTCCTAAGGATGCTGTTGTTTTTACAAAGGGTGCAAGACCATATTTATAACCTAATTGTAAACCTTTACCTATCAAAGGAAACCCAGCACCAATGATAGCACCTTCTTGTCCATATTTAATTCTATTTCTAAATTCAGCGGCTGCTCTTTCTTTACCTTTTAAACCTTTTGTAGATTCTGGTTCAAAGTAAGGAGTGCTTCTTCCTTGTTCCGATGCTAAAAAATCTGTTGCAGCTACAACAGTCATACCTTCAGCAGCTCTTGCAACAATCTTACTAACTTTTCTTTTGTTACCACCTTTAATACCATTAACTATTTTTTTAATTTGACCAACAGTCTTTGTTCTTCTTAATACTTTCTGTATAATACCACCTGGTATTGCAAATTGAGTCATTAGACCAACTAAATCACCTCTCCATGTTTCGGGTCTATCCGGTTCTTTGTCTTTCATCATCTTATCAAATTTTCCTAGAAAGTCTGAATCAAATGTATAATCTAAACCAGTAAATAAAGTTGTTCCTACTCCAGACATCAAGTCATAACTACCTGAGTCCACTCCTTTTCTTATTTCATCTAAAATAGATATATAATCTTTTTCTTCACCGTCCTTTAATAACTGCATTGAGTCTACAGGTTTGTCATATTTTTTAGACATAGCTGTGTCTAAAAGTAATTTCATGTTTGGTGATCCTGAAAGAATAAATCTTGCTAAACTTTTATCTTCTTTTTGAAATGGGTTAAATGGTTTTAAATATTTAACCGGTGGTGTAGGTTCTGTTATGTTTTCTAATGCTTTTAAAAAAGAGTTTTGTACTTGATTAAGTTCTCTTACTTGACCAGGAGGAGTTTTCTTTTCCTCTTGTTGTTGCTGGTCTTTTTTATATCTCTCTAGAGCAGTTTCGGCCATTTTATGCCTCCTGCGGTAATACTAAATTCACACTATATTTTTGATTAAATAAATCAACATCTTGTTGAGTAGCAATTGTTGCAAAATCTTCTAAAGCTTCAGGACTAGCAGCAATTAGTTTTACAACATCGTCGCCAATCTCTTGTGGCAGTCTAGCTCTTAGTGTACTGAAATCCATCTTAGGTCCTTGATTCGTGGTCATTGGTTCTTGAGGCATTGACATTGGCTCTTGGGCCATACCTGCTCCACCACCCATTTGATAACCCGCTCTACCACCTTCTGCAAATTCTGAAAATTTACCTGTTTGAAAAAATTCTAAGTAGTATCGTTGCATATCTTCTAATAATCTTGGATCATCATCTCCTTTATAAATTGATATTCCATTCGCATCTTTTTTATCTATTAAATTATCTTTTATTTTTCTTAAAATTCTTTGAGTGTATTGTTCATCACCTAATAAAGAATCTCTAACAGCATCATTTTTAGTTAACTGTTCTAATCTTAATTTTTTCTTACTTAAAAGATTAGCATCGTTTTCACTAAACTCATTTGGAGTTGTTGTTTGTTTATTTTCTAATTTCAAAATTAAATCCATAGTTGTTTCAATGTCGTCAGCTATTTGTAACTTGACACCTCTATTACCAACTGCATCCCCCATACCACTTAATGCTTCACCTTTTGCTTCAATCAATGTTTTAAATAGATCTGCATCGGTTGCAAAACTAGTTGCTCTATCTGTTTCTCGTTCATCAAAAAATTTTTCCGCAGGACCTTTTGCGGCTTGTGCTCCTGTAGCTAATAGACCAGTAAATCCTTTTCCTGCAGGTGGTCTTGACATTAAATCTAAACCTGTAGAGATTAAAAATCTATTTAAACCCTCACCTTGTGGTCTTTCATACCTTGGAAACATTGCTTTTGCTTCATCAAACTCTGATTGAGTTGGAAAGAAATCTACAATACCCGCTTTTTTATATTCTTGTCTAGGTTTATCTAACCCTGACGTAATACCGGTTCCTGCAGAACCACCTATTCTAAACATTGGTCTTTTTAAAGTTCTACTCATATTATTTTTTCAATGCGCCGTATATCCCTGCTCCAGTAGCCGCTGCGCCTAATGCAGTTTGTAAGAATGTTGGGTCTGGTACTTGTGATGTTTGTGTTCCTGATCCAGCCATTCCGCCCATGATACCTGTAACAAGGTTACCGTAGTTTTGTAATTCTTCTTGTGGTTGATAAGCAGCCATTCTTGTAGCTTCTCTTTGTGCATCAAGTCCGGCTTGTGTTTGCGCTTGATTCAATGCGCCCAATGAACCTAACGTTGAAATATCTCCCGATTGTAATCCAGGTATTGCAGATGCTAATCCCATTTGATTTTGAAATTGTTGTTGTGCTGCTTGTTGTGCTTGACCAAAACCTTGTTGTAATAAGTTTGCTTGTAGTTGTGCTCTGTTCATATCAGAACCTCTCATGTATTCTGATTGTACAACACCTTCACGTCCACCACCAAAAGCTCCTGATGCTACTGCTTGATCTCTTAAACCTTGTTGTTGTATTTGTGCATTTCTATCAAACTCTGCAAGTGATGCTTCCATAACTTGTGATTGATATGGTGACATAAACTGTTGATAAGCTTGTGGTCCAGTTGCACCTTGTGCAGCTGTTAAAAAAGGTTGATAACTTCCTACACCTTGTGTAGCTAAAGTTTGTGCTTGTTGTTGTAATGCATCTTGACCTGCGATCTGTGGTGCGAGTCCTGCTAAATTTTGTTTTCTTACGTCGAATGCTCTTGCAGCATCTTGTCTTGCTTGAAACCCTTCTGGAGTTTCACCTGCCATTTTAGATAAACTTCCAATGCCACCTGTTACAACAGGAACACCTGTCATTGCTACAGCTTGTTTAGCTAAATCTTTTCCTATATCTTCTACAAAGGGTGCTGGTCGTGATATTGTAGTTTCTTCGGCCATTATAATACTTCCTCTAATCGTTGTGATGTTTGAAACATTTCTTTAGCGCCATCTAATCCTTGCGATTCTTCAGATACTTCACCTCCGGATTCGAGGTTTTTCATCATGTTATACATGACTTCTGCGCCCTTGTCTATATCTCCTTCACCTGCATTTCTAACAGCGTCAGCAGTGAATACAAACTCATTCTTTGATAATCTTGCAGGCACATCGTCTGCTCTTTCCATTCGACCAATAGGCACAAACCCTCCATCAGCTCTGTAATCTTTTTCCATGCCGTCCATATCTAATAATGGCATAGTCTTCTTGGCTACTGGTTCTGCATCTCCACCTTCTTGATAACCTGTTCTCATCAAACCACCATCAGCAGCAAATCTTGGTGCTAGAAAATTATAAGGTCTATTTCTTATATCAGCAATGTCTATACTATTTTTTCTGTAGTATTCATCTATATCAAAACCTTCATCATCTTTTTTACCTATACCCAATGCATCTAAAGCAAAAGGAAGACCAAAACCTAAACCTAATTTACCACCTAGAGTTAACTTACCACCACCCTCTCCTGTGGCCATACCAAATTTAGATAATACTTTTCCAAGTGGACTTAATTGAGTCATAGGTCCATCTGCTGTTGCTTGTGCAGCCATACGTAATGGATTAAAACTTCCTTTACCAAAAAATGAAGCTAAACCTTTTCCACTTCCACCACCAAAACCACCACCAAATTTAAATAACGCTGCACCTAATGCAGCTTTACCAAATGGAGACTTAGCAACTTTCTTAACTGCTCTTGTTGCTTTCTTAACTAACTTACCTAAGAAATACATTTGTCTTCCTGATTCAAGGTCCATGATTCCACCTGTCGGATCATCTTCTTCTTGATTCATCATTCGTCCACCATCCATGGCACCTGCACGTCCACCATCTGCCATACCATCGAAATCAAATATAGAGCCCGCGAATCTTGGAGCAAGGCCGCCTAAGTTTCTTGATGGTGTTGCAGGATCAGCTGGGTCATTGTTTACTGCACAATAAGCCGGTGGGTTGGGTCCTAAACATGGGTCTGTTTGTTGTTGGTCTCCACCACCTCCATCATCTTTTAGTAATGTTGGTCCTGGAAATAATTCTTCATATTTACTTTGAGTCATTTCTCCACTATCTAAAATATCTTGAGCATCAAAAGTTCTACCTAATAATTCTAAACCACTTCCTTTTTTAGTTGGATTTAAATTATAATTATACGTTGCTTTACCATAATCTTTAATTCCTTGTATATCAAAAGCCATTTCATTTAATTCTTCTTCAGTCATATCTTTAGCCCAATCAGGAACTTTACCAGTAAGACCATCAATAAGCGCTGTTGTAAAACCTGTAAATCCAGGTTTTTTTAATAAACCTGTTTTTTGTAATGCAAGATATTTATTTCTATCAATAGATGATTGATAGCCTTTATTTTTTAAACTTTGAAAAAATGTTGGAGGAGAATATACTTGACTACCTGTAGTTCTAAAACCTGCATCTCTAGCTTCTTTTTTCTTTTTTTCTATTTCTGCTATTTGTTGTATTTTATCAACATATCCACCACCATCTCCACTAGAAGTTGTTGTAGTAGGATTATTTCTAGTTCTATTTACAGCTCTGTCAAATTGACCATAATTAGATCCTGTGTCTCTATTAGAAGAGTTATTACTACTACTATTATTTTTGTTACCACCATAATTTCCACCAGATGATGCTCCACCTGCAGGACCTGTTGATGAACTTCTACTTGGCGACCCATAAGATGAACCACGATACCCTGGACGTTTACCATTCGCTGGTTTGTTTACAAGTTGCTGGTATTGCTGTGCGTTTGTTATTGCCATTACTCTGACGCTGCTCCCAATGGTGGCATTGCTGCTACTTTAATTTTTAATGATCTTGTAATTTCTTCTCTAATCGTTGGAGTGTTTGAATCTGCAATATCATCTTCTGCTTCTTGATCCGAGTTATATTCTACATTAGTTCTTGTATTCCTTAATACAACTTCTGTTTCACATTTTACAACCGGTACTTTTTTACCATTTATTATTGTATATGCTACTTCACCTTCTTCTTTAAATGCCATAATTAATCCCTGTTTATTTCCAATATTGCACAAGTGCCTTCTATATCATTAGCACTAGCTGCTTGTACTCTTAATACATCATTTTCTTCTAAAATAACAGTACCATCTGACACACTTTGTGATTCATTTGCAGCAATAGTATGCTTTGCAAAAGTAAATTGTGTTGTCGCAGAACTATCATAGATATGCGCATGAACTACAACGTTTCCTGACCCTATGTTTGCCATATGTATATTTTGTACAATAGCTCTTGAGTTTGAGGGTACAGTATAAACATCTGTTGCATTAGTAGTTGTTAGATCAAACTGTGCGTTTTTGTAAATATTAGCCACCTATACCTCCAGAATTAAACCAAGTAAATCTTTCATTTTCTTGTTTAAGATCATTTAAAAAAGTTGAGTTTAATTGTTCAACAACTAAAGCAATTGATCTGTTAATTTGTTTTTGGTTAGATACTTCATATTCTTCTTTTGGTTCTGGTATCCTTACTACTATCTTAGCCATTATCTTCTACCATCCGGTTGTACATCTATTCTTAAAGTGCCAAAACGCCAAGACTCACTAACATCCGTATTTTCTATTTTAATGTTAACAAACCTTCCTCTGGCTCTTGTATCTTTTTTATCAGTGGTAGAGTTAATTGTAAAGGGACTTAAAGATGTAACTGTATCTGATTGTTGAGGATAACGTTTAACTGCTAGTGTTACTTTTGCATTACCTTGAAGATCTTTAAAGTCTGGTACAAATCTTCTCATAGCTAAAAATACTTCCCCAGCAACTGTAGGACCACTTGATTTACCTTGTGCATCTTTTTGTTTAGCTTGTAGATCAAAGTCAAATGATTTTATAAATGAGGTAACAGTAGTTGTACTACCATTCGGATTTACTTGATCAGTTCCAACCTCATGTTCAAATAATGTTGTTTGACCTAAACCTGATTCTCCAACAATTACAGGGAAAGTACCTGTAGCTGAGTCGTTAAATTTAGTAGCTGATGGTTTAGGATATACACTAGCATCAATCCAAGATGTTCTAGCTTCAGTTCCAATATACCAAACACCACCTTTCATAGGTTCACCATAATTAAATACGACGTATTGATCATTGTAATCAGAACCTTGAGATGGGTAATACCAAACTACTTCAGTATATAAATTATTTATACCTGCATAAATCTGTTGACCTTTTGTAGTATCTGCTTGATCATAAACATAGTCTTCAACAGAACAAGGTAGAGATTTAACAGTACCATCAAACATAAAGAAACCATTATTAGACATCCAAAACGCAGCACCATCTATTTCAATCGCTGCATTCTTACCAATCAATCCACAGTTAGTACCAACTTGCTCAAATCCAAATGTAAAAGGCGCACCAATAAATTTCATGGTGTACAATGCATTATCAGTCCAAACTAGAATTGTTTCTTTTGCTTTTAAAGAACCTATAATTTTAGTTCCGTCTTGTAATCTTTGTGATCCAGCACTGTTAATAGCTGTTGGTGTGTAATCATTTATATCTTCTTGATCAGAAAATCTTATAAACATATCATCTTGAGTTGATGTATCTCCAATAGTTGTTTCAGTTCCAAGATGAATCAAGTGACGTGTTGTAGGTGATACTAAAGATACTCTAGTTGCAGTAGGGTTATTCGTTGTTTGAAAACCTGATGTAGTTGTTGATGCTCTTGTTGTTAATCTTGCAGCGTCTCCTGCATTCCATGTAAATGTTTTACCGTTTGCAATTGTTGCAACTAACACTTGACCAAAATTACTTAAACTCCAGAGGCCTGGTTCCAGACTCACGTCAGATGCTGAAGCTGCTTCTCCCCATGCACCACTGCCCCAACTATCAATACCCCAACCATATCCATAAGATTGTTCTGCTGGACCAACTTGTTCATAAGGTTTAACTTCTAAACTACCACCTGTTGATACTGTTGCTGTTGCATTAGAACTTTGTGTAATTGTAAATACACTTGAACTTGTAACACTTGTTACTTGAAATAATTTATCTTCGAAATCAGAATTTGTATAACCTGTTCCTACCGGTAAAGTTACATTATCTAATAATACAATATCTCCTGCACTTAAACCATGAGAAGCTTTTGTAATAGAACAAATAGCTGAAGCATTTGTTGTTGCAATAGTACAAGATGTTAAAGTAGTTTTTAAAGGTGTTACATCATAAAGTTGACCTTCAAAATATATAAGTAAAAATTTATCTGTTCCAATTGCAATGTATCTATTTCCATCTAAGTCTACGAATGCAAACTGACGTCTTGCAACACCAACAATTGTATCTGTAACTAATGATGACCAACCACCAACTTTTTCAGGTAAGTTATATCTGAATCTTACATTATCACAATCAACCCATCTGTTTTCTGCACCAGATGTGGTATCTTGTTTATCTATTCCTGGTAAGACTTTAAAATCAATTAGAGCCATGGTCCATGCTCCTATATTTTATCTTTATAGATCCAGCCTCTAGTTGCATTGACATACACTAAAGTAAATGCAGCACCATTAGTTGAAACAACTAAATTAGAAGCGGCGCCTAAAATATTAGAACTGTTTCTACCGATTGTTAAATTGTTTGATGCAAATGCATTACCACTATCAATAAAATGTACTTCATTACCTATTGCAGGAGATGCTGGTAAGTTAATTGTAACTGCAGTACCAATACCACTTCCTGAAGTATTTATTAATAATTGATCTCCATTAACTGCTGTATAAGTAGAAGGTGGAGTGTAGTATCCTTTTGTTTGTAATTTTCCTGTGATGTTTGTGCCATCAGAATATAAAACTGTTGTTGATCCAACCGGTAAAGCAAGTCCTGTACCTGAAACTGTTTTAACTGTTAATGTATAATTAGATGAAGACCTAGCTGTTGCATCTTCTACTATAAAAACTCTTTCAGCACCATCAGGCATAGTAACTGTTCTAGCTGCTGTTAAAGTTCCTGTTAATTTATAATATAAATTTTTACCATTTGCTGTTGCATGAGTAGCTAAAGATAAAGCAACGTCCGCTCCACCTACTGCAAGTGATAAATAACCACTAGCTGCTTGTTCTAAAATTTGTAAGTTTGTATTAGTAATTGTACCCCAGGTTCCTGATTTTTCCCCTGTGGTTATTAGTTCTAGTTTTAAATCTGTCGATGTACTTGATGCCATAATTCTCCTATGCGTCGGGGTCTATCGGGACCCAAACTTGATTTACTCCTGGTGGTATTGGGTTCCATGATATCACACTTACGGGGTTAGTTGCAAGTTCTAATTCATTCCCTGAAACAACTACTGTTTGACCTATTTTAATAACTACATTACCTGTAGCTAAATCTACTCTTTGTCCTGTAGGTAAAACAATTGATTTACCTTCAATAACTACATTACCTACTGAAAAGTTTAATCTTTGTCCACTTACAGTTACAAATATACTAACTCCGCCTGGATCAGCGAAAGGTGAGTTTGCAAAAGGTGTAGCTCCAAATAACATTATGGTGTTTGTATCCTTGTCCAAGTTTGTGAGACGCCTGGTACTACACCATCCCATTGTTTAATGTTTATAGAAGTAGGTACTGCTATTTCTAATCCTACTCCAGTTGTAATTACATTTGCTTTAGCTTGAATTGTAACTGTACCTGTTGATAAATTTTGTCTATTACCTGTAACAATTGCTGTTGCGTTTGCTTTAGCTGTTGCATTACCAATCGCTATCTCTACTGCACTTCCTGTAACGGTAACATTTGCTTTTGCAACAACAGATACATCACCTGTATCTAAATCAACTCTAGATCCTGTAGGTAATATAGTTGCAGCTGCAGTTGTTGAAACTGTACCAGTAGATAATTCTACTCCTGATCCTGTAACATTGTATCTAAATTGGAAAGTAACAGTTCCTGTATCTAATTCTAAAATACTTCCTGATGGTACAACTGTCGCTTTACCTATTGTTGTTACATCACCTGTATCTAAATTAACTCTTGATCCTGTAACTCCTACAACGTCAATACCTTTTGCTGTACCTGTATCTATTTCAAAAGGACTACCTGTTGTAGTTGTTGTAGCACCTGCTGCAATAGTAACACTTCCTGTTGCTATCTCTGTTGCAATACCTGATACACCAATAACATCGGCTACTTGGACATTACCTATTCCAATATTAAATCTACTACCATTCGGTAATATAATTGCTTTACCAACAATACCAACAGTACCTGTTGATTCGTTAATTCTACTACCTGTTACAATCGCTAATGCATTGGGATTAAATCCTGGGTCTGCAAAAGGTGCTGATGCAAATGAAGTTCCGCCAAAAAACATAAATATAAATCCTTAAAAGGAGACAGGGGGTATGTGGTGGTGCCCTGCCTCCATCTAAAGATTATATCATCGTTTAAACCAAGAAGGAAGACCTAAATGAGGACGCTTGTCAAACATATTATCTCTAGCGCCTGGCGTTTTACGATTATTATAATGAAGAAATACTTGTACGCATTCCTTACCCTTGAACTTATTTCTCCAATGCTCTAATTCACAACCAGAATATACTAGCATATCTCCTGGTTTTAAATCTACTTTAATACCTTTTTTGCCAGTCTCTCCAGATGGTTCTAAATAAATTGGCCAATCATCACCACCTAGATTCATGGTCGTAGATATCTCACAACTAAATCGATCTTTGTGTCTTTTTAAAATATCACCTTTTTTATAAATTCTAGCATATGTATATGCTGGATATAATTTTAATCCTGTTGCTTCTTCCATTTTAGGAAGACATTTTAATAATAAAGTTTCCATAGCCATATTAGAATACTGACTATATGTATTTGGAATCTGTTCATTCTCACCTTCGTAATAACCAATAATAGTTTCAAATGGTGAAAAGTATCTACGCTCTCTACAAGTATCATAAACTTGCTTTTGCATAGCAAAATAATTTGCAACAAAAGCTGCTAGGTCCTTTGATATTGCTTGTTTGATTACTGTATATTTTTTCTTTTTAAACATCTTTTGCCATCTCTTTCGGCACGGCTTGTATATTCCAATGTATAAATCTAAATGGTTCTATACCAAAATCTACTGCATACTCGTGTTCTAGAAATCCTGGAAAGATAATTAATGTACCAGGCGTTGGTTTAAAGTGAACAAGTTCTGAACCTGGCCAAACACCTTTTTGGTTTGGTTTCATTTTTAATTTTGTAGCACGAGCACCTGTTCTTGGTTCATGAAATATTGGGTATGATGTTTTATCACTGCACTTTAAAAAATAAAAACCTGATACGTGTTGATTCCAATGTATATGTGCTGAATGATGACCACCACCTTTTTTAGCAAATTCTTGTACCCATAATTCAGAAAACATAGTTGTGTATTGTGACATATCAAAACCTTGATGATCTAAATACTCCCAAGACTTTTGACCAATGTAATTTCTAAAATCTAAAAAATCATTATCCATTGTTAAAGGTGTTGAGTGATGTGATAATCCAAAGTCACCATATTTTTTTATATGGTCTTTATTTCTATTTCTTGCTTCTTTAACATATTTGTTAGATGCTTTGTTTAATGATTTTACAAACTCTGGTTTTTGTT